TAATCGGTAATGTCGCTTTTGATTGATATTCTGATGTATTGTGAGAAGTCTGTCCCCATTGGATAGTGAATCCATTTGCAAACTTCACAAACCCATTCTCCTCAAGCCTTTGGGCCACGATGCCACCCATTCCGAGAAGATTTTTTATATCTTTCAAAGTAGCAACTGGATTTTCTTGCCAGTTAGTCGCACCAAGGATTTTGGCAATCATAGCCGTAATAGCTGGATGGGATGAAATATCTGTGTTATGAGTAGCTAATTGACTCTTTAAATTTTGAAGAAGTCCGCCATGTGCATTTTCATCATCATTATGTTGTTTAACGGCTTCTGTTAACTGCTCATGCGTTACCAATGCCCCCATATTAACTGTTAGCGATACGTTTCCTGTATTGCTAAATATCATTCCAATGGTTAATTCTTGGGATACGACTACCGAACCACCTTCTGCCGGCATTCTATCCGGTTCAGGGTCTGTAAGGTATGCATACAATACTTCACCTTTATCAGGATCTTGTGCAAATAACCCAATTTCAGACATGCGAAAAGCTTCCGTAATTCCATTATTGGTAATAAATGTATCAACGCTTACGATTTTACCTTCTTGTTTTACTACGAAATTCGTAGTCTCCCATTTAGAGGAGATTACATCAGTTAATGCCAATGGATTCGTTGCATTAACACCACTACCGACTTTAATTTTAGTAAATGTCAGTTTAGTTTTGCCTGCGTTTACTTTTGCTTGCAAATCTGCGCCGACATCAGTCATGGTTGCATTTGACCATTCTGCCATATATTCCTCCTATCTAACGCTATTATCTAGCGTTACATTAATCTTCGTTTTCTTCGATTCAACAGTGTACGACGTTACATGGGTATTCAAATTAATGCGCCATGCGTTCGTGAAATCACACTTGATATTCACTTTTTTAGATACACCGCACCACCCGGCAAAATACTTATTGAAGTTAATTTGTCGAATGAATTCAATGCCATCTAACCAGGACCGTACATTCTTGGCCGTATTGATAGCACGCACAAGCTTAGCAATGTCCGATTTACCAGTTAATGGTGCCGTAATAAGTGTGACCTTGAAATAATAAGGCTTACCACCATATTCGAACCATTCTGCAATTTTCGAATCAGAATATACAGTCTGCACAGCCTTTTCGACTGCATATGGTGTACCTTTATGGCGGTGAATATCAATTGAATTCTTCACCAACTCACGCTTAGTTGCTATTGGTAATCCACTATCGTAATCATCTACATGTAATTGATACGCTAAATGATCAATGACACTCTCTGATTCAGTATCAATAGATGACCACAATAGCAGCGTATTTGTATTCATTAATTCGGCTAGCGTATCATCCCACGTTTTAGCAAGGGCTTTAATTGGCTCCCTATCGATTGAGGAGGGAAGATGTTCTGCGCTTGTATACTTACTATCACGTATCATTCTTCCTCGCTTCCTGCAAATACTACGGCGATTGTATTAGCTACTGCCACGCCACTTTGTTCTGCAATAGGAGTAAATACAGGCGCCGTTACTTCAACGCGCTTAATGCCAGATACATCCATGAGCATTTGTACCAATCGACTAGGCACTATATCACGGCCTAATTTAGATTTTTGCCATATTACATAATCATTGACCGCTTTATCTGCCTTCGCTTTTACCACCGTTGCATCAGCGCCCTTTTCGATATAGTACTTGGCATCAATGTTATATTGCGTAGTAGTAGGTGCCAATACAGTCAACTTATCCGTTAAAGGCCTACGTTTCTTATCAGACAAATAGTTCGTAATAGTCTTGAGTAATTCTTCACCTGGAATACCACCACCAGATAGTAATGGATAGATGTTAACTTCCCCAGGATGTGGAGAGGATACACCTACATCGGCCACAAGATGTGATGCAGATTTTGTAAAATACTCATAGGCACCTTCAGGCCCTGCCACAGAAAACGATTCAGGCGCCTCATGAATACGCTCACGATAGGCTTCATCATCCTCTGTATCGGAACCACCTTCAGATAATGTAGTATTGCTCATCGTATCCACATATGCTATAGGGTCAATAATTGTACTTATTTCACCTGGTTTAAACCCATTCCCCTGTGCGCCTGTACGTTGTGCTTCTGCTTTTACGGATCCATTGAGTTGACCTGGTAGGATTACCAAATCTTCAACAGTAACAAAATATTCACCATCCTCTGTTGATATCCTTGTACCCTTTGGAATAATTACAGAGTTCGTACGCACTGCTGACAATGTAGCTTGGATAGTCGTAGTCGCTTTTGTTGCCTGCAGGCGCTCAACGGCAGCAGGAACCGCTCCAACATGGTCCAAGTTATCACCTTTTGCATAGGCTAATAGATTTTGTTTCGCTGCATAATTTGCATCGTTCAATAATCGGATAATAATTTCCGAAATTACATTTAAAAATAAAGTAACAGGGTCGCCCTCTCCCAAGGTTCGCCCTGTTATTGTTGTGTAAATATCAAATACCTTCTGTTGAACGTGTTCTTTATCTGTGTTAAAAAACACAACATTAGGTAAATCAGATAATCTCATACAGTCACCATCACTTTCGGAATCAACTCACCATTTTGTGTGGCGGTAAAGGATATATCACTAATTTTGGCACGAGGCTCGTACCGTTTAATCTGTTGGAATATGTCATTAGATAGATGCGCTTGTGCTTGATGAATTGGCATATCAATAATGCGACCATCAATACCAAACTCCCTATCTAGTGGCACACTACCACGAACAGTAGAAATAATCGTTTGCACATTCTGCAAAATCTCAGCAACTTCACTTTCAGGTGCTAGCGATATCCTATTGTCCGTAACTGGTTTTATTTCATACGTTGCTGACATGGCTAGAACCTCCGCAATATCGTATTAACTTTATTGAACTTCTGACCATATTGGTTAAGCATGGACTTTTCTTCTACTGTGTTCTTGTCCGGATATTCCTCAAGAGTTAGCGACACTTCAATAGATTGAGTCTTGCCATAGGCATCCGTAAATAGGCTGTCTTCGCTCATAGACATAATTACAAAGTAGTTTTGACTAACAGGCTTACCACCAATAATAAAAGGCAATACAGCCCCCGTATCGCGATATTTTCGCAGTTTCTTAACAGTACTATCTGGAGATTGTCCAAGCGATGAAGAAATAAGAATCTTACATGTAATTTGTTCTACGTCTGGCCCACTAAACTGTTTGACAGGCTTTTCTAGCATTAAATTATGCTTCTCCCATCTAGCACTACCTGAACGCGTTACATCTGATACAGTAAGAACATTGTCTAATGCGGTATAAAATACGATATCCGCTAAATAACCGATATACATCTATACCTCCTATTCTGGTCCTGATGTTGTAGAACCGCCAGACTCTACACCACCATGCACATGATGGACTAAGGAAATACCATTGACCACCACATCACCACCACTTGAATTAATTAACAGCGTACCACCAATATTAAGGGTCATATCACCAGGAACAGTGAGCACACGTTTCCCATTATCAGCACCGTCTGGAGTTGGATCCGCACTACTAAAGAATGTACCAATGATAAATCCATCGGAAAAACCACGTCCGGACCGATTAGGTAGCATAATGCATAATACTTGGTCATCTATGGCCGGCATCCAATAGTCCTTATCATGTGCTGCACCTCGATTAATGACAGATAATGGCGCCGTTACAACACCTTCTCTATCTAGGCGTGTAACAACGGCTTTACCTTCTTCAGGAATTGTACTTGAAACATTTCCAATAAATATCATATCCGCTAATGCAGATAATATATCAGTAGCCATTTAAACACCTCCTTACATCAATCGACGTTGAATAATTGGCCCCTAATGAGTGCGTTGCTTTCGTAATTAAATAATTGCCATCAAACACACCAAATCCTTCAAGCTTAACTGTAACTGATGCCATAATAAGAGGGTTTCCAGGAAAACTAAATGACATTGTGTCGGCTTCCTTATTGGCTTCTCTAAGTTTCTTCTTAGCCAATCGTTTCGCCTCAGCTTTATCTTTTACCTGTTCATTGACCTCTAATACGGCAAGGTACGTATGGCCCTTACGGTCAGGATCTTCAAACGTATCCTCAATCACAGTTTTCTTATCTTTATTGGTGTATTTCACATGACATGCTCGATATACCTCACGAGTTTTACTTTTGTACGAATAAGATATAGCCCTAGTAATAATCAAAGGCGGTTGTTCGCCTTCCTTCGTTTGTATAGGTTGATATTGTCCACCTGGTCTACGAATTATGACTTTAGGCTTCACATTTTCGTACTTATAATCATCGAATATAATTAATTGTTCAGTGGATACCTTAAGAGAAAACCCCGCATCATTGCATAGTTTCTGCAAGAATGCGAGGTCTGATTCAGCACTTTGTGATGCATCTTTTAACGGTGGGTCAAAATCAGCATCCCATACTAGCTTCAACTTATTATCTTTTGCCTTTTCTGTAGCAATCGCTTTTAGCGTTGTGGCTTTCCACGATTTGTCTTTCTTTTTCTCCCGTAAGTCAGTACTACCGATAATAGCGACACCTTTGATTTTGACTACATCCGGAAGGCTACTTCCCTCGAATTCATCAATTTCAAATTTGCCGATTGGTAATGTAAATTGTTCATCCCCTAATTTCTCCCATGCTACGGTATTAATAGCGACTTCTAGTAATGATCCTTTCACAGGATACCAATCACCGACCCATAGACGGCCCCTATCCTCTAATGAGATAGCCACATCATCTACAGTCCCTGAAAGGTTATCTGTGAAAGTTACATCAAGAAGATACTTACTAATATCGTCGGTGATGTCCTTTGATTCTTTACTTCCCCAATGTTGGTAACCAATGGTACACCATGCCCGCCGTGCTAACTTCGTTTGTGGTGTTAAATCTTTCTTCCATTTCTGAACCTTAGCTAGGCTCTTTTGTAAGCTCATGTACTATCGCCTCCATGGTGGCAAGAATTCAGGTAAAGAATCAGCAGGAATATCTGGGCATATTAACACAACACCAGCGGAAAATATCGCCGTATTACGGTGCTTTTGATTGGCTTCTAACAATAGATTGATATATCGTTCGTTGCCATATACCTTATAGGCGATTAAATCCCACATATCCCCTTGTATTGTTGTATAACTAGTCATAACTCAACCTCCGTTGTCCGGCGGTATAGCTACGCATCATTTGTTCAAATTCACGCATTTTAGCGTCTAATGCTGACATAATATCATCAGTTGAACCATTGCCAGCATTAATGACAGGTGCGAATGTAATTTGTACAGGCGCCCCACTATTACTAGATGAGGATGTCACAGGTACGCTAGGTGCTAATGATACAGTAGGTGCTACAGCTGACTGCGCCCCACTCACACCTAACATTCGTCCAGCCGTTTGCCATAAATTCATAGCATTAGCACTACCATCAATAGGAACAATTACTTCAGGATATCCAGCCTCCCCAATCAATGCAACTTCTGGAGATGTAATAACACCACCATTAGCATATGCATTACCGCCTGCAGCTTGAACACCTACAGTAAAACCGCCACTAAATTGAGCCTTAATGCTATCCCATGCGCCAGCGATTGCATTAGATACAGCACTAGGAATTTGCTTAATCCAATCTAATACCGCATTATATGCATCACTTGCCCATTGGCCTGCAGCTGCTACGAATCCTGCTCCCGCATCAGCACATGCACTCGGTAAATTCATGATGAAGTTAATAACATCATTTACCAAGCTACTAATCCATGATGTCGCCGTCGCATATGCCTCAGAGGCAAACGAAATAACCGCCGCTACGAATTCAGCACCCAAAGTTATCATGTACATAGGCAAGTTAATTAGGAAGTTATAAATATCATCGACCATGGCACTAAATGTAGTAACTGCGAAGTTATAACACTCAGTGACGAATGATACGACGGCAGATATAACAGCCGTACCAACTTGTACCGCAATCTCTGGCAATCGTAAAATAATGCCTATTATGAACCCTACGGCCATACCAATATATGTTGGTAAGTTTAACCATAGATTTACATAGGCAATTATTGCCACTTTTAATGCATTAAATACGCTAAGCCCTAATGATAAGAACCCATTAATTACAGCCATAATACCGGATATAATGGCGCTCCATGCCGAACTTAAAGCAGAACACACGCTGTCCCATATTGAACTCAATCCAGAACATACACTATCCCAAACAGATGTTAATGTGGCACAGATAGTATCCCAATTGGTTACTAGTAGGTATATCACTGCAATAATCGCCATAATAGCAATTACCCATGGTCCACCTATTAGTGCACCCGCTGCTTTAAACGCACCCATTGCCGTTTCTACACCTTTAAATGCCGTGGTAATTGTAGTAATGCCTGATGCCAACTTAGTAGCCGTACCATACAGTAAGGCCAATTTCAAGCCGTTAGTGACTACAGCGGCAATAGCTTCCTTATTATCCTTCATGAACGTTACAACAGTCTGTAATACCGGTATCAGCGCCGGTAATATTTGCTGAGCAATAGGGATGAAAGCTTGTGCCAACCCTAATGCAACTTGCGTAGCTTCCGCTTTCAAGATGTTCATTTGTAACCATATTTCATGGAGTGATTTAGGATCTATCCCAACACCTTTGATTTGTGACGCAGCCGCTTGTGCATCTGCGTAATTTTCAAAAACTTTAGTGAGCTCCATGCCTTTGGCGCCTAATGTTTCAAGCATGAATTCCTGGCCACGTCCTTGTGCTACTGCATTTTGGTACCCTTTAGCCATTGCATCCAGCTGTTGATTCATAGGCAATAACTTGCCATTGGCATCGGTTAAGGATACACCAAATTGACTGAGGTATCCTTGCAACGCTTCAGCACTTTTACCACCACCGGCTAAAGTCTTATCCATTTTAGCGAAGGACTTTGCGGCTGCTTCTACATCTACACCACTTAACGTCATAATTTTCTTAAATTGTGCCGTTTCAGCAGTTGTCATATGTAATTTATTGGATAATTGATAGAGTGCTTCACCGGCATTAACTACATTATCGATAATGGCACCAATACCAAAACCACCGGCGGCAACCATAGCGAAACTTGCAAGCTTTCCTGTAATACCGCTTACGGCAGCACTTGCACCTTGCGCAGCTGATGCAGCACCTGCTAAAGGACTTGCACCGCCCATTTTACTTATTGCATTTTGATGTGCTGTCTGACTTGCGATATTAGACCGTAACTGGGCTTGCCGTTGTAACATAGAATTTAGCTTTTGCTCAGCTGCAATTGCTGCGTTCCTATCACTAGCATTACCAGTTTTTTGAGATATAGCTTGTAATTTTCTATACTGCGCCTGTTGGTCCTTGATTGCGTTAGATAATTTGTTGAGTTCCTGAGATGCTTTAGATACGGAAGAGGATAACCCACCATCGAGTTTACCTTTAATGGCAATCGCCATTTCTAAGACTTTATTGGCCATTATTTTCTCCCTTTCATTGCTTTATTCTCACGCTCGATACCATCACTAATGAGCTGAACGTGGACTATGAACTCATCCACGTCTAGCTCTCGAATGAAGTAGTCCATCGGCGTGCTAGTGTATTTACTACACGTAATCGCACACTCGGTGAAATACCGTTCTAGGTCTGTTATTTTTCGGAATTGAGCAAAAAATTCTGTACCTCTAGGCACACTCTAGTGAAATCAGCAGCCGGAAGACTATAAATATCATCCACCTTACATCCGCATACAGCAGCTGCTACATGTGCTTGATAAGTCATAGATAATGCCGGAACTGTAATAGTTTTATCTTCACCCTTAGCGGACTTTTCGCATTTAATTAATGTGTAACCGCTGATACCTTCGAATTGTAAGGAATGACCAGCTTTTACTAATTCAATACCTGTTTGTTCATGTGTTTCGTTCATAGTGTTATGTTTACTCATTAGTGATCGTCCTTTCTACAGACTAAATACCGAGTGCAGCACGAACATCGCCAAGGAAGTCTGTGCCATCAGAAATAGAATCTTTATAAGCGTATTTATCGATTTCACGAACTACCTTACCATCTTGTTCGAGTTTCAAATATGTCGTTTCAATTGTGTTCGTTGCATCGATAGTATTACCAGATTCATATGTGCCATTTTCTTTAGATTTAGCACGGCCACGAATAACGGCGCGTGTAGGCACGATTACATATTTATCTTTACCGCTATCCCAACATTGGATAGCACCACGCACTTCTAAGCGTACGCCACGGCCACCTGTAAGGCGGTGTGTAGTTTCTGTTGGAGTGTTCCATGTAAGTTTAGTTTCCATAGAGGAGTAGTGGCCAATAACTGGCGCTTCTACTTCGCCTGCAATGCCCACACCTTTTACAGTTTGAGTCATTACAGATTCACTAGGTAATTCTACTTTGGCAACACCTAAACAGTTGTCAGAGCCTTCTTCATATACACGGAAGTCATTAAGTACTTCCGGTACTTGATTGATAGATGCCATGATTAATTACCCCTTTCTATACTGTTTGAAATAGCGTTTTGAAATAAGACACATCGTATTCAGAAATGCTTTCAATTTCTTGCGCTGGAATTGGAGGTGTACGGTATTTGTGGAAGCGAATAATACCATTCAACAAATCTGTTGTAGGGTTTTCTGCTTCTTTAAATTCAATGCGACCACCTAAGATAAAGCCACGAGAAGTAAGACCGTTAAGGCGGATTGTTTCACTATCAAGAATTGTCTTGATATTACGTGGCAAGATAGGCATATCTACTTTTTGCCAATACGTTAAGATGAATGTTTGGTCATCCCAATCATTGAAACGACGTACACAAATAAATGTATCCTTAACATCAGTTGTGCCAGGATATGCACCTGTATAGTTGCCCCAAGATACCCAACCATTGATATTAACGGCTGTCATAATACCTTGAGAGTTCAATAAGTTAGCTTGTGAATGAGTAAGCATTACTTCCTTACCATTAGCTAAGCACAAGCCTGTGATGTTCATGGACTTATTGGAAGGAGATAACGTAGGAATATCGCTATTGGATGCATCGCATTTACCAATAATGCCCATAATGTGCGTAGACATATGGAACATATAATCGCCATTGCGAACCATTGGCCAACATACGACTTCAGATTCACCTGTATAGCTATTACCTTTCTTCCATTCGTAAGCATCTGTATACTTAACAACTTGTGTAGTATCAATATCTACCAAAGTAGTCGCGCCAAATAAGTTGTTAATAACACGAGATTTTGCTTTCATTACAGAAGCGACTGTAGGATTTTGAGAGAAACCAGGTGCAGCAATAAGACCAGGTACAATACCGAAATGATGATAGATTGTATCAATCAATTCAAAGCCTGTTGCTTTTTCATTGCTATCCACACCGCCGATTACGTTCTTATAATCGAAGTTTTCTACATCAAGTTCATCGTATGTGAGGTCCAATGTAGTTGCGGAATCGAATTTACCACCTTTGACTACAGAGATGATCAATTGATTTTTATCATCAAATGCTGCCGTGTAATCTGTGTTGGCCACACCTGTTTGACCGCCACTAGATACTTGTAACGTATTAAGCAATACTGCAGCTTTTACGATGCATTTCTTGTCTGTCAATGTAGCAGTTGTTGTAGTTGATTTCTTATGTTTGGCAGGATCCAATACATTAACAAATACGATTGGAGCTACGCCATACAATTTGAATTGCGCATACATTGCTTCACACAATGTGAAATGTGTCCAATCTTCAGAGTAGCCAAGTTGTTGAACAGCTTCTTCCCAGCTATAACAGATGATTGGCTTATTGACTACTGCGCTAGGGTCTTCTGTAAGGTGTACAGGTGCAGTGCCGAACACAATTGGAAGCCCGGCAGTAGTTTGGACAGGAGCAATTACAGAGGTAGCTTGCTCACTTGTTTTGACGCCATGATAAAAGGCCATTTACTTCACTCCTTTATAATTCTTCAATGCGTTAACATAAAATACATTTAATTGTGTGCCTTGTGTTCTCACATCAATCATTGCTTGATTGAGTTCATCTAAAGGCACAAATAAATGCATAAAAATAGGGTCTTCCGCTTCCGGCAGTGGTGCGCCGTCGCTAAATACCATGAATTGGTTTAGCCGGCTACTGCGGAACGAAGGCCCAACATATACAACAGTGTTCATCGTTGTCTCCTATTCAATTACTTTATTATCCGTAAATATCTTATTTAGATTCCTACGAATAACTGGAATATACACTTCAAATTCAAGATATCCAACCCATTGAGGGTATGGTTGATCATCAGGAATTGTTGTATTAACAGTATTATCCTTAATTTCATATCTAAGTGCTACCGGATTATCAGATAGTAACCTCTCACGCACGACCTCTAATAGGTGATATAGTCCGACATGGCCTTTTGTTAAGGCCTCGTCAAATGTAGTGACCAATACTGTAATCCCTACAGTCGAACTATCTGCATCACTAACAGAGTACGGACGTACTACTACGGCTGGGCATAACTTGCGCAAGTCCGCATTATTATCCACCCTTGGTAAGAAACCGCTCCATACTCGAATAATGCTCGCGGTAACATCACTGGTTTCATTTAGCTTGCGCAACTCATCCATGAGATAGGCAGCAATGCCGTCTGATACGTCTAATGGTGTCATTAGTTACCTCCTAACGCGCGCTCTAATTCGTGATATAGGCGCTTTTCATACATTTCCATGCCTTCTTTTTGCATGGCATTCATAACAGTTTCATTACCAAACATTTGCGGTAAAGCTGGTCCATATATCCCCTTTAATGGATATCTGTCCTTGCCTTGGCGTTTCATGAATATACCTGCTGTGCTAACAAAGCCATTTGGTACCTTCGTTTCTGTGCCCTTTTTAATCGACACAAACACACCTTTTCGCTTAAGTGATTTAACTTTGAAGTACTTTTGAGCGCTAGTATATCCACCTTTGATACGCATTTCTGTGCCATCATTTAATTTATTAATTGATACACCGGACTTTACAACCGACACACCTTTGATGGCGTAGATATTACGTAGTGCTTGCGTACCTGCTTTTCTTGCGGTTGTTGCAGCACGCTTCGAAGCGGCTTGGCAGACACGTCGAACTCTATCTTCTTTTAATGTTTCCAGTGCTTTTTCAATTGTTTGCACTGCACTTTTATCAAGTTCTAGCTCAACCATCCGTCAACACCGCCTCTAGCTTCTGCTCTGAGTTCGATAGACACAAGTCCATCTTCTTCCGTTGCACTTTGAACGATGTACACATCACCATCTAATCGGAATACGTTCCCCTGTGATGGAATTTCAGGGATGTCTTTTAATTTGCAATGCACAAATACAGACACCCCGTGCAATCCGTCATTTGATACGTGAGAGCCATTCGACAAGAATGACTCCCTCGCCGTTGGCGATTGGATAACCGCTTTAGCTACTGTGCCATTTAGATTATGCCCTTCGGCGAATTCGTCTTCATTAAGGAATACATCGTCAATATCGCTTTCTAGGTAATCTCTAAATCGCATTATTTTTTCACCGCAGCTTCCGCATCAACTTCAGGTAATTCCATTTCTTCTTCCGGTTCATCTGGAACGACTTCCAATGGTTCCGGTACTTCAACAGGATCATCTTCAGCAGATTCAAACTTATCAGATTCAAGCAATGACAATGCAATCGCTTTCTTTTTGATATCGACTACTTCGCCTTTACCATACATCTCGCCTTCATGTGCTAAATAACCCTTTAATACTCTGATTTTCATAAGTAGGTTACCCCCTATTTAGTCTTAATAGTAGCCCAATCGTCGATAGTTTCAGGAATCAATACGCAACGAGAATACACAGTTAACGTTAATTCTTGTGTGCCCTTATTAGCATAGTAATTAGGCACATAAATGCCTGCATAAGTTGTGAATTGAGCATCATCATCAAGCAACGTTACTGCTGCATGTTGTTGACGGCCACGACCAGGAATACCTAATACAGCTGCATCATCACCGATAAATGGTTTTACTTTACCTTCATCATCTTGATATGTTTCAAGATATGCGTACACATCGATATTCAAGGACATGATACGGCCAACATATCGAACTTGTGGAGACAAATATTCAGGTGCAAAGCTGAACATAGACATGTTTTCGCGATTAGGAATCGCTAACATTTTATTGATAGATGCATTATCAAGAATGTATTTTTCAACATTTTTACCAACAACCACCACCGTTGGCACAATACCTGCGTTTTCTTGAATTTTTTCGGATGCCAATTTCAAATCGTTATAAATATCAGCACCGGCTTGGTCCCATGCAGTAGTTGGTGTAATATCTTGTTCAAATTCGAAATCAATTTCATCAATTAAAACAGTTTTAGCATCATCCGCATAACCTTCAATTTTGCACTTACCTGTAGTAAGTAGCTCTGCCGCCATTTTGTTTTTACGATTGACGATTGTACCTTGCAAATAAGATAAGTCGTCAGCTTGCATTCGTGTTGCACGTTGCGCAGGTGTTATTGTAGATACAATGTTTTCACCAAAAGACCGTTGGTTGAGTTGGTCAGGGCTAATTACTGTTTGAGGTCCCATCATAGGCGCTTCATATAAAGCAATTTTGGAACCAGCGCGTTTAACATTAACACCAGATGCACCACGGGTTATAAAAGGTGCTAATGTACGACCACGCTTACGTGTTTCTACTGGAATTACATTAGAAGTTGCAGTTTCTGGAACTTGTGGAAAGAAAGTATCAAGCAAGAAACTTGCTGGAGCTTTCATTCGTTCCACAGCTTGCATTAAGGAAAATGTATCTTTGAAATCAATTGCCATTATATAGTTCCCCCTATTTAATGCTAGTTAAGAATAAGTGAGCGTCCTTGAAGTCCGCTTCATGATCATCAATTTTATAAGATTGGTCAACTACCAATACTTCACGATTAAAGCGACCAGAAATGTATACAGTCAATACATTATGGTCGGTAGTTGCAGTAGTATCAGACACTACAATACCTGCAGGCTTACCACTTGCGATTTTTTGGAATGTACCAGCGTTATTTTCAAGCACTTGGCCACGTTTATAATCGCCAGCCGCTACTTTTACATTTTGAGTTAATACCGGTACACCGCCACCACCTAATAGGTAATCAGCTGCGACACCATTTACTTGTTCGAAATATGCCATTATTTACCGCCTCTCTTAGCATTTGCAAATGCTACGACTTCATCAATTGCACTAGCTTTTGCTACTGCATCGTTAGTTTCTGGTGTAGATGCACCTTGAGGTGCTACTTGATCTGCACCAGATTCCATTTGGTCAATAACTAATTGTCGAATTTGGTCGACTACTTTGTTTTCAGTTGTAGGAATATCAGATACAGCAGAGATAAAAGGTGTTACTTCATCTACTGTTTTACCTTCTTTAACAGCTACATCAACTAAACGATTGATGACTTCATTGTCACCTTTTAACGCATTTAATGCTTCAACGCGTTCGCGTTCTGCTGTTACTGCTGCGTTTTCTGCAGGTTCATTTGTAGAAATACCTAGCAAACCTTTTAAGCTTGCCATGAATTGGTTTTCAGTCATAGGTTTCTCCTTGCTTGTTAAAAATTGTTTGATTTTTGCTTCATTCTTGGCCGAGTACTTGCAAGATACTTTATTAACGATAACCATTCCGTTATTCATAACAGCCTTATCCGTAATCGCCGTATCTACTTCATCAATTAGGCCGTAGGACTTCGCCTCATCCGCTGTGAGCCAAGTTTCATCATCCATAAGTGTATTTACCTGTTCAGATGTCAAAACGTCACTACGGCTCAAATAAACGTTTGCAATTGTTTGTTTAACACTCGCCAAATAGTTAGCCATTTTAGTTAAGCCGTCCGCATCAAAGCTATCACCTAGATATACGGATGGATTGTGAATCATGTACAAGGCATTGCTTGGCATAATTACCTTATCGGCAGCGCACGCAATAATCGTAGCTGCGCTTGCGCACAGTCCATCAATGTGTGCTGTTACGTTACCTGTATAAGTCTTAATCATATTGTGAATGGCTTGCGCTGCGAACACGTCACCACCGCCAGAGTTGATGCGCATTGTTAAGTCATCACCATTACAACTAGCCAAGTCACTTGCAAATTCACGTGGTGTAATTTCATCACCCCACCAAGAGGTGTCAGAAATATCACCATACAAAATCAATTCAGATTGACCGGTACCATCTTGATTTACAAAATTCTTAACAGACCAAAATTTATTCATCCTCTTCACCTCCTTTCACTTCAGATTTAGAGCCAACAGAAGGATTAACCGCATCAGCTAGCCCCATGCCATATTTCTCCATGAGTTGTTTTTCAAACGCAAGTTGTGCAATGTTTTCTTCAAGGTCTGTCCCTGTCATTTCTGCCGCTTCACGTTCGCGAGTGGAAACCCCATTCTGAACGCGAAGGTTACTACCGTTCATATCCTTAACAGGGTCAAGGATTGACATAGTTGGTCCGAACCAATCAGCATTGCACCATGCTTTACGAATTAATGGATCATCAAAGAAACCAGGCGCTTCAATTCGTCCATTCGCTACAGCCTCCATTAGCCATACCTCATAGATTGGTTGACAGAAGTCACGAGCGAACCACTTGCGCCGTAGTTTATATTCTTCCCAAGCTTGTAACATTGCTGCACGGCTTGCAGAATACGAGGAATTAAAGTTCTTCATCAATACTTCGTAAGGCTGATTAAGTGCAGCACCTACTTGTTTGATGAGTTGCGTACTAAATACTTCAAAAGTAGATTGAGCATTGGAAGCATCCACGCTCTTAACATCCACGCCTTTCGGTAAGGCATTTAATGTACCAGGTCCCAAATTGTATTCTGATACATCGACTACTGGTTCCGTCGGATCGTCAACACCATTGTCAGCCAACATATCATTTAATGAACCTGAATTTGTAACTGCTTCAGTAAAGAATAGCGCAAAGTACGATTTAATAATGGCAGATGTAAGCTCTGCATTAGTATATCGATACACTTGCTTAAGTGTTTCAATGACTGGAGCTAAATAAGGCACCCCTCTATATTGCTCAGGTCTAGTATCATTACTAATTTGAAGCACATTGGGAATACTTGTACGCTTGCCATATGCTTCGACCCTTGCCCATGTTGTTAACATATTTGTAATTGGTTCGCCTGGTACTTGATTGGATACCCAGTACGCTACAATAGCGCCATCAGTATCTATTTCTACACCATTCAATATACGGTTCCCATTATCTGGGTTAAGCGCTTCAACACCAGTTGGGTCACCTGTAACATATGTGGAACTAGTAAGCGGATTACTTACACGATTACCTTCAATTAATTGAAGGCGTAACGTATACGGCATATCTGGTGTTGTTGGTTTTCTTCTAAATACGGCGAAACTATCACCATCGGTAAGATATCCTTGATATGCGATGCTTTGCATATCATATAAATTGTTCTTGCGATAGATATCACAGTCTTTTGATTCAGCCCACAAGTCAAACTCAACACGAACCTTACGAGCCCATGCTCTAGCCTCTTCTGCACTGATTCCCAATATTTGAAACTTAGGTCTAGGGAACACATTGAGGCCTGCGCCAACTGTATGAGTGGTGCTTGTATTGATTGCAGCCGTTCCTACTGGTGTATTGATGGCTAAATCTGCGGATCTGTCACGTAAAGTTGATAGATTTGCACCAATATCAGCCTTATAACCCAGTTTTCTAGGGTTATATCCCTTTAATGATTTGTTATTATGAGAGGCTCCACCCTCACTATATCCGCTATTTTTAGCCCTCGGAGTGCCTATTTTAGCGCTAAATTTCTTGTTTTTTCTCGCCATTTTGCTCTCCTAATCTCTAAAAACTACCCGTTTTGACCGGTTTCCACGCCCATTATCTGTGTCCATTCCTGGTAATTTGGCTCCTCTTGCCACTAAATCATCAATCATTTTTCTTACTTCGGCTAAATTTGCCCTTGTAAGAGTCCGATTTCCGATTGTATAGCTTTGGCCAGTCAATATTGCTTCCTCAGCTTTGACATACCACTCTAACCGTACATCAATGAGCCTTGGCTTACTTGAATAACTTGTTGCCATACATCCTCCTAAATATCTGCTGCTTTACTAGCTCTGCGAACACGTTTCCGCATTGGTTTCTTTCGTGGAGTAGTTACTGTTGTAGTGGAATGGCCCCCACCTTTGACTACTTCCGCCAATCTATCCCAATCAGGATGGATAGAATTCATACAGGCTAGGTTATAAACGCGTAAGTCCAAAGGTTCATTACGAACCCCTGCAGTTGGTTCCCATATTTCATGGATAACGCCCTTACGTTTTACTTTCTTTTTGTGTTCTGAAATAATTCCCTTAAAATACAGCTCGTCATACCCTCTAGTTCCTATGAATTCTTCATCCAATGGGAAATGAAAGTACTTAGCACCAGGCTCTTCGATGGCCAATCGGTTCATTACCTGTTGTTTTCCATCGTCTACACCTAGCATTACAAGTGGAATCTTACTTCCCGATGCTTTACCAATCTTATAATTTAACGGTATGCCAGGTGTTCCGGCCGTACCTTTGATGGCAAATCGTTGCTTGCTGAAATTCTTCTCACAGTATTCATACACTTTTGACGTGTAGTGACCGCCGGAGTCAATGAAAGCACGAGCTACTTTAAGGCCTGTACCATTCTTAAAGCGGTACACCTTATCAAGTACCGCATCAAGTGCATCCCATGTTGCTTTATTATCAGGTTCCCCAAGGATTACGCCCTTACAGATTCCCCAACATTCTTCGCCATATCCCCAACCGGTGATTTCATACTCTAACCGGTTGTCTTGTGTATCGACGGCACCAGTTAGCAACAATACACCGTCCGGAAGGTCTGCTCCGTACTTCTCACGGCGCCTAATGAATTGTTGATAGTCTTCAAAGGCACCTTGTTGTGCATAGGATTCACCGAAACGCGTATTCATGACTACCTTTTCACGGGTAGGGTCGCCTTTAGCTTCTAGCCATTCCCTCATGATGTCATTCCAGGTTAGCCATGGAGACGTGAATCCATTTACAAAAAAACTGCGTATGCCATTATGCAACGCAGCTGGGTTTTTCGATATGTACTTCTGAGAAACTTTCCGCATTTCGTCTTCAGAGAATGTAGATCCGCAATCAGGGCATCGCCATTTCACATTGCTGACTACCACAATCTTCCGACCTTTAGCGTCCTTATGTTCCTCGGTCTCACATTCCATTTCAGTATGTCGTATCAAATGATACTCACCACAATTAGGACACTCATGTTGCCACTCTTCTTGTGTTCCTGTTTGATACTCTACATCAATTCGTGAGCTACCTTCATTTGTTGGCGTAGAGAATAACCCCATTACCCTGTTCCAGAACGTTGTCATACGTTTAGCAGCAAGGTCTACTGGGTCACCTTCTGTGCCAGCGCTATCTGGGAAGCGGTCTACTTCGTCCGCAAGTAGCACACGCACAGGACGTGATGCCAATCCGGCTGGACTGTTCGCCCCACACATGATAAGACGGCCACCAGGGAATAACTTAGATAAGATTGTGTTCTTACCATCTCGTGTCTTTGCGCCGTCTTCTGATTTAGTCTCATAAAATACTTGTGAAAGTACTTTCGTATCACGGATCATCGGAGAGATACGAGACTTTGAATAATCTTGAGCTAATTCGATAGTCGGTTGAATCATCATGACCGCACATGGGTCAAGATGAGCGTATCGCCCTAGGACATTATTCATGATATCTGACTTCCCGACCTGTGACGCTGACTTAACCACTACCCGATTGATACCAGGTTGTGTGAAAGCATCCATAATATCCTTTTGATAGGGTGCTCTACTCGTTTTCCATCGCCCTGGTTCCGCTGAAAGGCCTTGTGATAGCATGCGATAATCATCAGCCCATTGGCTAACACTGGTTTTTGGTAGTGGTTTTAGGCCCATTTTAGAGACATATTGCCACAATTCTTTTGCCGTTTTCATGCTATCACCTCCTTTTCTGCATTAAAAAAGCGCCTAATTTGGCGCGTTATCATCATCTAATTCATCACTATCCATGAATAATGACGGCGTATATTCACTTAATTCGGATAATTTATCCTCAATTTCTTGCGTTAACAGGTTGTATGCTTCCTCTTTTGTCACACTCTGCAATTGTGGCGCCAATTTAGTTGGCAATCCTAACAATTGTGTACGCAAATTCACGAGCATTTCTGTCATAACCTGTTCTACAGTATCTGCTGAGTACACTTCGCCGTTCATTTTGGCCAACTTCAACTCAGCAATCTTGCGTTTCGCGCGTTCATTCTTGGCCTTTTCAACCTCAAATACCGCATCATCGGAACTGCTTACCTCTTCGACAGAAGATTGCCCCTTATATTTGACATAATTGATAACGGATTTGATAACCAAAATTTGATTTTTTTCATCCGTCGCTAAAACCCCTTCTTGGAGCAGTTGCGAAACACGTTGACGCGAGAGTCCAAGTGCTTTTGCCAGGTTCGACTGCGAGGCCGTTGCTGTTTTCAAATCATCTGTAATTTTCACTTATCAATCAGCCTCCTTTCATTACCTGTATCACTAGCAAGGTCATAAAAAAATTAAAATCTAGGCAAATTTTGGGGTCTCGGCCACCGCACGCTTTCAACTTCGGCCAGAAGGACCCATAAAAAATTTTACTCAAAAATTCAACGAAACGTGTAATAATTTAAA